TACGCTTGTCCGCCCATGGCTCAGTCCTCCCGTACCATCCACAGAACAGAAAAGGGAAGGCATCAAGGCTTCCATCCTCTAGCGGTAGCGATCCCGCGGTGTTATCGTGACTATCCCCATAGCATCTTTCAAGTATGCCATTGAGTCTGGGAGGTAGACCTTTTGGTATGTCTGGAGACTTCTCAAAGCACCACTCAGGATACACACCAGTACGGAATGGCTTCTCTCCTTTCTTTGGTTCGTATACTCTTTCCCAGTATCTATTCCAACGATCATCATCCGTGCAGTAGTATGAAGACATGAACCTCTGCTCTACCTCCTCGGGTGTCATTATCCATAGTGGAGACTTATCGAGTAGATACATGATGAGCGGGCCGATACCATACTGATTGTGTAGCATGGTTGTTCTCGCACCAATACACGCATGGTTAGAGAAGTGCTGGCAGTTAATGATTGGTATGTTCCCTTGGGGCATATGCACATACTCAACTTTATTGTGAGTAAACATACCCCCAGTCACTTGCCTGAATATAGCAGTAAGTTCAGTATCAACTACCGCCTCACGCAAGAGATCACGCTGCCTACAATCCTTAGACCATATAGTATTCCAACCTTGTGCTAGTACTACTTGGGGTAGATCGTACGGTGAGTCCTCTAGAAGAGGGGAGGGGCGCAGGGAGAGGGTAGATCCCCTCTCCCTTCTACACTCCGCAACCTTTCGGTAATCTTTGATGAGAATAGTAACCATTTCGTGTCACCCTTTAGTTCCGTATGAGCCGGACATTTTGTAGGTTTCGGTTTTGCCCTCGAGCTTGTACCTTTCCTCCCCTTGCTGTTCGATCTTTTCATATGTACCTTTCGTTAGTGCAGGATACTGATTTGCGTACATAGACATGACTTCTTCTGGTGTCATGTGTGGTCCCGGATCAGGTAAGTCCTTACCCTTGTACAGGAATCTTCTTTTTACTGGCTGGAATCCTTTGCTTTCTGACATGCTTTTCTCCTTTTATTTCTATATGTAGTTCGTTGTAGAAGTAGTCTATCTTGCCACCTCTACGTAGTTGTAGTGTCTCATCGCTAGTTAGGCTTATTACGATGTGCTTCATAGGTCTTCTAGGGATAGGTCAGTTTTCTCCTCCGCTTTCTCGACGGCAGTCTTTAGCTCCTTCTTCTCATCCGCTTTGGTTGCTATATCTTCAGCCTCTTCCTCGGCAGTCATACGATCACCAGAGAACAGATCACCTTGACCCTCCTTGCCCTCAGCTTGCTTAACTCGTAGCTTCTCGCGCTCCTCTGCTTCCTGTTCTGCCTTGGTCTTCTTCTTGGGCTTAGGCTTATGAGCTGCTTTTGGCTTTGGCTTAGCCTTCCTCTTCTTCTCGTCTGCCAACTTCTTGATCTCAGTCTCAAGGTCGACAAGGTTAGTCTCGCCATCGATCACAACATTCTGCCAGTCCATTAGGTCTTGGAAGAACTTATCGTTATCGAATTCTGCAATGGGATACTTCTTGGTTACCGCACCACCTAGCACACGCTGAGCATCTTCGCATAGCTTGTCGTTCAGCATGGTAGGCTTGAGGGTAACAATTAAGTTCCCGTCCGTTAGCTCAAGATATACATTGAGCTTAGCTACATTTAGTATTGGTGTTAGTTCTGCTAACATATTAGTTCCTTTCTACTAGTCCGTTTTCGTGGTACTTGAAGCCTAGCTTCTCCCACGCTTTTATGTTTTCTTTATTTAGTCCGGGGTCTATCCGTGGTTCCCATCCACCCTTGATTCCCCAGTCAAACCAGTCGTTGATCTCTTTGATGAACTCCTCGTCCGTATCCAATTTGACATGAGTCTCATCACCCTCCGCAAAGCATATAAACTCACGAGCAGTCGGGCATGCCCATGTTCCGTAGTACGATGCGTCCTGGTTGGTATCAAGTTGAGCCCAAGATTTGCAGGGCCCGTAGTCGTAGTGGTATCTTTCACGAAATAAATATCCTTTCTCACTTACATTCCTCACAGATCGTCCATACCTCCGGATTTCTTAGGATTCTTTAGCTCCTCGATGTCAGCATGGTGCTTCTGGATGAACTTCTTCTGAGCATCACAACGCTTCTGCAGTTCACCGATCTGACCCTTGAGTGTACCGACCTCATCCTTGAGTGATTGAACTAGGTCGATCATCTCCTGAACATTACCGAACGCTCGCACATCAATAGCACCACGAGCAATATCCTCGATAGCTTCACGCAATCGTATAACTGGGTGTGGCTCATTCGGATCTTCGACACGCTTCTTGCTAGCTTGAGCAACAGCATCCAACTTCTCTTGGCTTGCACCTTCTGGCATTACTTTCTCCTCCTTCTTTTCTTCCTGTGTACTCTGCTTGATCTCCTCTTCCAGTTCTTCAGCGCCTACAACTTCCGTCTCGGGCTGTTCCTCTAGGTCATCAGCAGATAGCCTCTGCTCAACTTCCGGGTCAGCTGTAGCCTCTATCTCGGGTGGGCGATCAAACTCACCTGCCTCCACACGCTTAAGCCAGTCACCAAGGTGGGCTTCTGTTAGCTTCTGAAAGAATTCAGTACGCTCAGTATCGTCACGTGGTGGTGTCTCTACACCTTCGGGCCACAATGGATTGGGAGTACCATCGATTAGTTTTGATTTAATAAATGTCCTGGCATTGCCAATGAACATTGGTACATTATGTATGGCGGGACTAATGCAAGATAGGCATTCCCTTTTGAATCTTGCGATGAAATCGTCACCGTATTTTTCGACACGCAAATCGAGTGCGTCCGCTAGTTTTTGTCTCAGCATCATTTTATGCGAGTTCCTTTCTTTGTTTGATTTTGTATTTGTTAAGTGCTGATTGCACTTGCTTGAAGGTTTGGCGAATGTCTCCCTTGCCCTTGTCAACACACGCCATAACAACTTTGGCGCGCTCATCTTTGTTTTCTATTGGTGTCATACATCTGTTGTAGACAACCTTGGCTAGTTCCTTCCTATCTATGTCCGGTGCTTCGTATTGCATGAAGCGAGATGAGAACTTCGGAGTCAGATGCTCTGCTCGTTGCTCTGCTGTTAGCTTCTCATACTCTGCGCGGACACATGGTTGATGGTTAGTAGTTACAATGAATACCCAGTTGCGTGGTAATTTCTGCAACCAATCGTGCATATGGTCTTGTACATTCTTATGCACACGATCCACTTCGTTGATGATGATTACTACATTATCCGATTGAACATACATAGTATCCATCTTCCACTCATCCACGACCGACATGGTTACCTGAGTGCCACTAAGTATTCGGCGATTAACCTCTTGGCTCGCAAACTCATTGGCTATGAACTCGGCGATCGTAGTCTTACCACGACCTTCTTTGCCGTAGATCAGAAAACACCGCTCGCCCTGTCCGTCTTCGATCTCTTGCTTGATCTCTTCGTAGACAAGGGCGATGTCTTCACCGATGAGTTCTGTTGAGTCTTGCGGTTTCCATCTTGCCCAGTTTTGCATTTATTATTTTCCTCCTCCCATTGTTGTACGAACATCTCATGATTGAGTTGCTCTATTGGTTTATCTTCTGGTGGTAAGTTGTCTTTTGCTCCTTTCATGGCATCCTTTATCATATTCTGAACAAACACCTCAGGGTCTCCAATGACCTCACTGATGTGCTTAATTCTTCCATTCATGAACCTCTAGTCCCTCCACTTGTTCGCCCTGCTTAGTGAATAGTACCCAATCGTATTCATCGGGTATTCGCTCTAGTGTCTCGTAGACGAATCCGTGCGTGTAGTTCTTTTTGATTAGCCAATCCCTACCCGAACGATCATAAGCAATAGACAGGTCTAGCATCATGCCATCCTCATGGTGTAGGTGCATGACCCAGAACTCTGTCTCGTCCTTGAGTCGCAGGTAGTCATCAGCGTGCAGATGTTGGATGTCCAAGTGGCAGAACTTATTAGTATCTCCCGTGATCTTCATTTGAGATCTTTGGACAAGTACCCATCAGATGCAGGCACATCCGTAAGTAGCATACCATCTGCACATCTCCTTGTTATGCTTAGCGGGGATTCTGGAGTGACTAGATGACGAGGGGTATCAATCAGAGATACAAGGGTTACTTCCTTATCTTCATCATACCTCATCCACTTTAGGTGAGCGGGATTAATCCAGAAGATAGTCCACTCAAAAGTAGCACGAGTGTAGTGCTGAGTAGTAGGAGTCCAGGCTGCTTTTATATTAATCATCTGAATCTATACTTTCTATGCATCTCCATATTCATGGACTGCGTACGGGTTAGGTCATAGGGCAGGGTAGTGTCCACAGCCACAATGCCTTCCCATAGATAGCGATCACCTACATTCTTATATATATTCTTCATAAGCTCATAGTTGGCTAACGCATCCAGTTGGTTCTTGTACACAGGTAGCTTCCAGACTGTCTTACGCATACCAGATGTAGGATGTGCATATATTATATCGAGTTGCTCGAGTGGGTTCATCAATAGACCGGAATCGAATAGCTCTTTTCGCGCGTGATAGTCAGCATCTGACCCGTCACAGCAATCTATAATGGCAGCCACTCTGAACTCATGCACATACTCCATGTCCCACCATTGCACATACTTGCACGAGTTGGTCAGTAGCTTGTCATGTATCTCATGCCTAGTCTCCCTATCCATCTTGGTGAATGGTTGCATCTTTCGATTGTACACATTGCCATTGCGATCCATCAGTACACGCATGCCATTGAGCTTGGGTGTAGCGATGTCTCGTGCCGTGAGGCTAGGCGCACTACCAGTAGTAGGGCGAGGAGGGAAACCAAGTTTCACGTTAATTCGTGTTACCTCTTTGCCATCTCGCCAAGTTGTTGCTGTCTTGCGACATCCATTCAGCGTATAGCTATGCTCCTCATCCTTGTTGCCCCACTTATCTTCTGGGGTACGCAGATCATCTGATGGAGACATACGCCCATATTGTTGTTCGTATATACTCACAGCATTTCCTCCTCTTCTCTCTTAGCTTTCGCCAAGGTCATAGCACATGGAGGCTCGGGCTCTTCTTCATCTTCTTCACCATACATTTCATCGAGGCACATATCCTCGACCATTTCCGATGCGTCCGTGCCATTATCCCGTATGATCGGGAGTACATCCTCGGCTCTGACTTCAACCTTGGTAATAATATAGTCACCAACAGGCTGCTTATCGATAGTAAGAGTACCACTAGCCTGCCCATCCCGGATATTGACTGCGGCTTGCTCAACTGCGTCACCAATTAGCTTACGCATATTGTGGTCAAGTGGCGCTAGTGTTGTCAGATTCAGCTCTAATTTCAATTTCTCGCTCACGCTCATCCTTTCTATGTTGCATTAACTTTAGTATTTTTTGTTGTTCCTCATCGGTGCATCTATTTCGAATGAATGTAGGTACATCCGTGAGGGTTAATTGTTTCCCTTGTGTTACCTTGGTAGTGCCCGACAGTTCTATTATCTCTGCGGTATCCAAGGCTATTTGTTTCATGTCTTCGAATATCGACATATGTTTCCTTTCTTGTTGTTTTTTGTATTCTTCTATGGCTGCAGTCCTAGTAAGTCCTGATGGACCACCATAGGTACGCTCCCAATTATCGAACCAATGCCTACTCATTGTTATCCTCTCCTAGGGGCCACTCGCACTTACCTTCGCACTTGTCACCCCATGTGGCTCGCACACAATCCTTCTTACATCCGCGCCGCTTGAACTTCCTTGCCTCTGTTATGTAGTCTGCGAAGTACTTGCGTAATGCACACCATACGCCAAACTCCTCGATGTATTCATCCAATCCATGCTGAGCATTCCAGTACTCGGCGAAGTTGCCACAAGCATCTACATTAGCCTTGAATTGTAGCATCTCCATGAACTTCTCCATACACTCCTGGACGATAGCCTCATCGTCATGCTTGATGCCAGAGATACATAGCGTACCATTCTCAGACATCATAACATCTGCTAGAGCCTTATACTTCTTACCTGTACTATCGCACACAACCATTATCTCAATGTCATTATGGAGGGTAGTGGTATCCAGTTTATCAATGATGTCAGAGAATGTATCCGGGGACACACCATCACCATACGCATCATGAATAGGCACAGGCTTTTTGGCATGCTTCTCCAATGTTTCTAAGCAATCTTGCTCAAAAGCATCTACCTCTTCGATGTGCATCTCTATTTGCATGGGAGCGATGTACCTACCATCGGCAGTCTTGTACCCTTGGGGAGTGAAGGTACGTCTACGGAACAGATTGATAAACTCACACGCTTCAGCAGAATTATTGAATAGCTCAGCTCGTGCGGGTATCCCGTCCGTATCGTTCCATACTCTGTACTTAGTTTGCTTGTCTTCGCTCATTAGCTTCCTTCCTTCTCATGGATGAGTAGCACACTAAATGAAACACCGATTGCCTATCCTTATGGTGCATGGTGTAGTGTGTCTTTCTGGTATGCACACCCTGCCCATGGCTCTTGTTCGTTACGAACTCATCCTTGTTTATATCAACAGTATACCTAAAGATATTAGTTTCGCAGTCTAACCCATCTGCTATATCTGCAAATGGTATGATCTTTAGGTCGGTGATTGCCCTGTCTCGCTTGGACATATCGAAGTCCAACGCTCCTAGGTCAGGAGTGAAAGCCAGATAGTATGTGATTTGCTTTTCCCTATCTGTCCACTCACCATTCATGTAAGTCTCGCGAGTGATAGTCGTAGCGATGGGTCTCTTGACACCGCCCAGACGAAGCACGGGATCAGTAATAAAGGACAGCTTGCTAGCATTCACCTTGGCTGTGTACCCTGTTTCCTCGCGGAATTCACGGGAGGCACATCGAATGCCTGTCTCACCGGGCTCTAGTTTACCTTTAGGGAATGACCATGACTGACCGTATTGTTCAACGATCAATGTATTCATAGCCTTATCCGTTACGATCATCCCGAATGACTCGGGTCTATTTAAACTAACCATTAGCTTACTCCTTTCACGGCATACTGCTGTACTAAGTTCATCTGGTATGCGGGACGCATAATCCAGTCCTCATTAGGGAGATCAATATGCTCACAATGAGGGTCGGGTAGTAAGGACATTAATTGTCCATCCCAACCATCGGGCAAGTTGATCGTTAGATTGCCAGGATATATTGTCCATATTGCTTGCTCATCAGGTATCCATTGTGGATCCTCGGGCGTATGATCCTCACCAAATGCCTGACCGACAATCATCCAAGCCGCATACCCATCATTCTCGATCAGCTCACTACATAGGGTGGGAACTACTGCTTCGCATTGCATCTCCGGCTTACCCGTCTTGATCGATGGGAGAATCTTGAACCCATCTCTCTTTATGCCCTGCATGATGTGGTCATAGCGTACATATGGATACTTGAATTCCATTGGGTCATTAAGGATTTGCCAACGACGCAACAATTGCTTGAGCGTCCACATACTTTGCTTGGCCTCCGGGAATACTTCTTCAAGCTCACTTGCCTTGACTGCTAGATATGTGCAATCGGGAAGCATAGCATCATTTAATTGCTCACTTTGCCTGCGAGAGTTCACCTCTTGCCATGGTAGTTTAGCAATACCCTCCAGTGTGCTAATATATCTGCGACCGTAAGCGCCATCATCAGGGTCTTCGTCCTCGATGGATGCCTGACCCCATGTACTGCCTGCCTTACGCTCTTCTGCTATATGCAATGCATGTTTAGGATTTGTCCGCACGGTTGACTGCATAGCCAACTGAGCAAACGACGATGCCCACGTGCCTGGCAGATCGCCAAGCGTGAGTCTTCTCATTGGTGGTAATACACTACTCATTGTGGTATTTCTAACCTTTCTATGTTAATGTGACACGTAAAATCGTGTTACACCTGACCCATGACATCAGCCATGAGTACGAACTTGGAGTTATCTTTCCGGGGAACGACACCGATGGTGCTAGGTTTGGTCTCAGCAAACTTGAAGTTAGTCTTGAACCATGCTACTGCCGCATCGCTGAACTGCTTGGTGTACATGAGGTCACGGGCATACTTCGAGCCTCTGCGAGAGCGATACTCCAATGCCATATCTCCAGTACCTTTCTCTGCATACTGCTCACGCAATGCAGGTGTAGCCACATAGCTACCGTTTACATATATAAAGCCTAACGCAATGCCAGACTTACGAGGGAATCTTACTTTTTTACTCATAGTATTTATTATTATTGTTAGTGTCCGTACGCAGACACCTATTAGTGTCCGTACACGGATAGAAATTGTTCATTTGCGATCAAAGCGTAGGTTAGAGCCGTAGCCCGGTCGCTTGATCTTCTTGTACTCTGACCTAGGCATACGCACAGGAACACGGGAGGTCTTACCTTCACTACCAGTAGCCGCCGATTCCATTACATAGAATTCTTCTTGATCGTTATCTACCTGGCACTTAACGCACTTGGTAGTATTGGGAACTGAAGCGATACGCTCGATCGGGATGACCACGCCACACTCATCGCACTCACGGGGTGGGACAATATCAAATGGCGATGCTGACCCGCGGGAGCAATTATCATCATCTACTAAGGGATAACACATACTACTTAGCAGACCCGCCATGGTCATTGCCGACTATCACGGCTGAGGATTTCGCGTACACAAAAAAACCAATCATTGCTGACTGGTTCTTTGTTGGGTTATTATATTTAGTTATCATTTCTTATAGGTTAGTGGATTGTAGTCGGTGAAGTACTTCGCAACCATAGTTCGCTTACCATTGGCATTCATTTCGTATTCGCCGTTAGTCTTTACATAGTACAACTTATGAGGTCGTGTTTGGTTAATGGATCGGAAGTGTGCTTTGATTGCATCACTTACTCGCTCGACAGTTTCTCCGAGACTTAAGCTAGTCTCAACTTCGAGAGTATTTTGTTTGTATGAGTCGATTCGCTTGTGCTTGGTAAACGACATGGTACAATCGGATAACTCCGTACCATTCTCAAGGTATGTCGTAATGTTAATGGTATGTTTTGCTCTATGCATCCATACACCATGTACTTTGACTAGGTTTTCATTAGCCATACGACCTGCCTCTCGTTCACTTGCACGTCGATAGATATAAGGTTTTTCACGGAAGCGAATGATAACCTCAAGGTCGGTCGAACCATGATCTTGAGCAATCGCTTTCATGCGTTTATTCCTACGATACCTACGACGCTTAGCTTGCCGACGCATAAACTGCTTATGCGTTAGTTGTTTCATAAAATACTCCCATGTACAAAGCGCATGGGGACGCATTAGTTGTTAGGCTACTTCCTCAAGACCTTGAGCCGCGGCGGACTCGTCAAGGAAACCTTGAGCAAATGAATTCAGTTGGTCGACCGAATCCTTTGCACGGACTCTAGCCTTAGCGTTAACATCCACGAACAATTCACCATCATCGAAGACAATGTTGTTGCGTAGCTTGACGACTCGACCCTTGCTTGAAGCATTGGATACCAACGCTTGAGCATGAGATTGACCGGTTGTATCGACATAGTCGTCAAGTTGTTTGAGCAACTCGGCTCGATCTAGCTTTTGCTGTTCGCTAAGCCATACATCGTAGCCATGCTTGACGCCACTAAGACGATCCGATCCTAACGGAATACCTTGAGTAAATCTTGTCCAACCAATGTCGGTAAGAACTACTCCTTCTTCCTGTAATACCTTGCCAAGGTCTGTTTCAGCAGTTGCTAAAGCAGTTTGGATAGGTTGACCCTTATACTTGGTTTGCTTGATACCATTGCAAGTATCATGCGTACCATTTGCATAAGCACGGATGGTATTAACCTCACCCCTAGCCATAGATACTCTACGACTATTCTTAGGGATTGCGATGTCGCCATTTTTGACGGATAACTTGCCCGATTGTTCGGACAATGATGCTAGTAATGATTCGCTCATATTGAATGAATCCTTTCTATGTTTATGTTTACGATTGCGAGCAAATGCCCACAGAGAATCAAAAAGATAGAAACAACTAACGACGTACAAAATTTGCGTGCGTTCACTATGGTTGCGTGTGTCTCAGTATAGGACTGCGCATCGGTATACTCCCCTTGCCGAATGGCTTCATGCTATCGAGCTAGTAGCGTTGTCACGGAAATGACTGCGTCTCGAAAATCACTCGGTACATACGATAGTTTGAGATTCATTCCGTTGGGCAGTCACTTTTCCGAGTGCCTACTTAGTTGGGATTCGTTCGATCAAACGCTTTGCATCGCTTGTCGGTATGTACCTAGAACCAATGGGTTAGGTTTCTATATGCTGTATTTGATATTTCTAATAGTTGGGATTCCTTTCTGTTAAGTTAAAACTATATGTGACTCAATCCGAAGTGACCGAGCCAACTCCCAACCTAGTAACCTAAGATAATCAACGACTTACGACATCCGTGTAACACTAGGGTTATAGTGTAACACCCCCCCCAGGGGGGGAACGCCTTTGTCCCGGGTCGCATATATATACCTGTTTTCTCAAGTTTCCAGAGTCCCTAACAAAATGACATTATGACGAATTGACAAAATTGACAGAATTGTGGGTGTCCGTGTGTGGATACTAAGGGGATATTGACAAATTTACTTTGTAACACTAAATTTAGTGTTATGGTAGCAGAAGTAGCAACTAAGCCCTTAATGCAGACAATTACGGATGGGATAACAAAGTATTTAATTGATATACCCACCAATGCTATAGCGGACGGACTTACCAAGATCGGGTTAGACTCTGTTGGTAATGTAATAGGTACTGTTGGAGATAAAGCAGTATCTGGATTGAGCAACATTGCTGCGGGTAACATAGTTGGATTAAAGGATCTGTATAGTGGTGCGGACACATTGGTGGGTGGAATACTGCCGGGTGGGCAAAAATTTGCAGAAGGATACCTGGGTCAGTTATATACTGGAGCAGATAAGATGTTTGGTGGGTACTTACCCAATGTGGGTGGAGCGGGCTATGTGGCTCCCAATGCGACTAATGCGACTCTGGCGACTACTGGTGGAGATACTATGGTAAGTGATGGTTTTCTCAGGAGTCAGGATGTGTATGGACCTCAGTTCACGGATGCCCGATTGCTGGATGGAACACCTATGAAGTTTTCCCCAACTGGTACGCCCCTCTTTTCTATGGCTCCCCCGATGAGTGGAATTGATAAATTTATGTCTATTGCTCAGCCTACGGTTAAGTTAGCTGGTGCAGTAGGTACTATTGCCTCTATGCTTGATGGTAAAGGAGGAGGTGGAGGTGGGAGAGTTCCCACGGCTGCGAAAGGTGGCAATACGGGTACTCGTAGTAGTTCTGGTTTATCCCGCAGGAGTAATTTAGATGCACCTGAGGACAAAGGTGGTGGATCTACAAGTGGACTTGGCATGGGGAGAAGGAGTATAAGCGATCAAATTGAGGCGAGTGCTAGTTCGGATACTGATGCAGTTACTTCCGGAGAGACCAATGGTGAATTAGGTGCTACCCAAGCTACTCGCATGCTGGAATCCTCTGCTGGGATGAGCCCAGATCAGATTGCAAATATGGCGAATGGTGACATGGATAATTTAATTGCAGAGGCTCTAGCAACAGAGAGTGCAGTTGAAGTACAGGAAGAGGTGGAGGGGGAAGATGTTGCCCGTGATGTGATACAGAATTTAGTCACCCCGCAACCTACAGCTATACAACCGGTACATCAGCCAGGTTCTGTCGGTGCGTTTTTTGCTGAACCAATAAGTCAATGATCTCATGGAGACGCTTTAAGGAATTCTTACGAGTTGCTTTTGGCCCGAGGGTCACATGGAGGGATTACCTCAAAATCCTAAAGGCGGGTATTAGTATTTCAAGAAGTCCATACTCCGAAGAGATGTGGAGGTCGCGTATGTATATTTGCTACAGATGCCCAATATTTAATAAAGACCTAAAGACATGCCGACCATTTCCCGAGTCGGATATGGGGTGTGGTTGTTATGCTCCCTACAAGGCATTGGTTAAGGAACATTGCTGGGGACGGGAAAATATGGGGGATAACTTTGGATGGTAGTAGAGTGGGACAAATTCAAGGGTACGATTAAAAGAGATGCGTGTAAGGCAACCATTGAAATGATGGATTTGCCCGAGGCATTCTGGCAGGCAACCTTTCAATACCTAGAACCTTTGAAGACCGAACTGGTTGTTCACGGATTTGAAGAGGGTAAGCTGGAGCAGGCTTACAGGTGGTGTGTAACCGAAATAAAACAATATGAGCAGAGAAGTAACACAAAAGGATGTTCTCCAGACTAGACTTCAAAATATTAAAATGGACTTGGAGGTTATTGAAAACAATCAGAAGAGATTGGAAGATAACAGAGCCCAGTTAATATTAAAGTTGGTTAGTACTAGGGAAACCCTGATGTCCTTAAAAGAACAGGATGAATAAACTAACCTTTGTTGTACGGGGAGACCTGCGCAACATGGGGTGGATTGTACGATCCCAAGGTCCATTGGGGGAGAGTCCTGTCGGCCCTAGGCTTGCAAAAGGTACGAGATTTCCAAATGAGATTGGTACATCTTTTGAGATCAAAGAGGATGCCGAGGCGGCAGCTAAAAGATGGGACGAGTGGTATCATTCTCAGCCATATTTAAAAAAGAAACAAAAAACAAAGTATCTTGCATGATTCTGTAACACGAATTAAAATGTTACTATGGAGATCACACATTATATGTTTGCCGGAGTCGGAGTGGCAATCTCTGTCCTGGCTTTCTTTCTGAAGAAAAACAAGATGGAGATCGACGCAATGAAAGGAATTCAGCGGAAGCTAGAAATTTCGGACGCTCGCAACAGCGAGCGTATAAGAACACTACTTAAAGTCGTGGAGGATAGAAGAAAAGATATTCAAAATTTATATGAAAAAGCGCAAAAGTAGTAAGCCAAAATCTAAAAAGGATGCCTGCTACCATAAGGTAAAGCGTAGCTACAAGGTATTTCCTAGTGCGTATGCGTCAGGTGCTATTGCTAAATGCCGAAAGAAAAGGGCAGGAAAGAAATAATGGCAGTACGCAAAACAAAGAAGGGGGCTGCCCTAAAGCGTTGGTTCAAGGAGAAGTGGAAGGATCAGGACGGAGATCCATGCGGTAAGAAAAAAAATAAAATTAAAAAATGTAGACCAAGTAAAAAAGTTTCAAAGAAAACACCAAAGACCTGGAAACAGGTTGGTAAAAAGAAAAAAGCTCTCGTCGCTGAAAAAAGGAAAGTAGGCATGGGGCGCAGAACAAAGAAAGCGTAATTATGCATTGTAAAGGAAAAGGTAAAAAGAAAGCATCATCTAAAGTCCGTAGCTATTCTATGTCTAAGAAAAAGGCATCCTCCAAGGTGAAGAGCTATGCTATGACTAAAAAGAAGGGCAAGGCATTTAAAGCATGTCGCGGATGCCCTCACCCAGCCAAATGCAAGAAGGCAGGTAAGTGTATACTACATAAGCATTGATATGGCTAGGAAGGGTTCAATGAAAGGGCACACCATCAAGGGAGGGCATAAGCGTCCTACCAAGAAGGGTGCTGGCATGACCAAGAAAGGTGTTGCTAAATACCGTAAGGATAATCCTGGTTCTAAACTCAAGACCGCAGTAACTGGTAAGGTCAAGAAGGGTAGTAAGTCAGCAAAGCGCAGAAAGAGCTATTGCGCTCGCTCTGCCGGACAGATGAAGAAATTTCCTAAGGCAGCTAAAAACCCTAATAGTCGACTCAGGCAAGCGCGTAGAAGGTGGAAGTGTTAATATGAAAAATGATGAAGCAATAGGGGAGGAGTCAGTTGTGAAAGCGAACGTCGCTTTCATGTTGAAAACTATTGGAGCTGTGGCCATCGCCACATATTCCTATGTTACCATAAAATCGGATATAGACGATCTAAGGAATGAGAATGTTAGATTACATCATGAGGTTGATATGAATAGTGAATTCAGGGTTAAGTGGCCTCGGGGTGAACTTGGTTCGTTGCCAGATGATGCAGAGCAAAATATGCGTCTTACTTTCTTAGAGAAACAGGCAGAGAAGCATGATGATCTATTAGAAAAACTTAGATATAAGAACGGAGTACACCCATGAAATGTTGTAGTTGCTGTGAAAAAAAGGCTAAGAAAGCCATGACCCCGAAATCATGGAAGGGTAAGTCTGTAGACCTAGAGTTGGCTAAAGTAGCATATAAGAATAAACGATGAACGCTCTGCAGAACCTATATCCTTCGTCGGAAGTACCTAGCTATGGCTGGCTTAAAGACGCATGGAATAAGTTAACAGGTAAACAAAAAGGTATTGATTTAAAAAATCAGGCACGCGCCGCAGACTTTATGGGTAAGGGGCAGACCTACTATGATGCCTATATAGATGGTTACAACTATGATGACCTAGCATACGGCACACCTACAGACTATATAAGAGATGCCGACCATGCGTTTGACGAATATGCCAGGACTGATCCTAGCCTAATGCATGTTGGTCTCTATGGGTACGACCCAGATGGTACTGCCGCCGAGTGGGCTACTCAAGCACTTGAGGGATCGGCCGAAAAGAGATTAGCAAATATCGGTCGTATTCATTACGGGAAGTTTGGTAAAAACGAAGGTAGAAATCTACTAGCTCCCGGATACTATGATGCGCAGGGTAATATGGTAAAACCCCATGAGTCATCTGCATTACAGGAAATACTTAATACGGGGCCCGTGGAACCAGAGTATCAAGAGTTTGAACCAGGACTTAATTTTTTAACCAACCAAGAGCTGGAGGATCAGGGAGTTGTATTGAATGACAATATGATCCGAAATATGGAATTACGACCAGAGAAGTATATTCGTAAGGCTGCACCCCAAAAGCGTGCAAATGACTATATCGAATATATGAAGGGCGAAGGTAATGAAGACCTTATGCGTGACTTTCAGGTTTCCATGAATTTAACACCCGAACTGATTGGTGCAGATACCGATCAAATAGATGATGTTAGGTCACTCATGGAACTATATGGTGCAGGTGCATTTACACAAGGTATGGGAACGGGCGATATGCCTACTATCGGACTTGAGCAAGAATTCGACTATTCTCCGGAGCGAAAGACCGATACGTATTTAGATAATCTTAAAAGACTATATAAAACTAACACACCCACAAGTAATCCAATCACTACACTAGAAGATCGTCTAGCAACTAGAAACAACTATGTTGCGCCAGAGAGGCAAGCTGTAGACTTGGGACTTGGTAATAGAAAAGCTTACGGACAAGCGTAATGCAGGCAGAGTGGCTTGAGGCTCAGAGATTTCTGTTCACGAGTAAACTGAACCCAAGCAATACTAATCTAGTAGACCTAGAAGAGTTTGACGGGTATGGAGAATGCTCTTGCGAGCATTTCCAATTTAAGCTTTATCCTCGGCTTCGTCTGGGGAAGCGTCCTCTTGCTCCTGCGTGTCGCCACCTTCGGTCTGCTCGGAGGCTTTGGAAAGATTGGCAAGAACTGAATCAGTTACATGCTTCTTTACAAGATCAAGCTCGCCAAGAATGTAAGGTAGTGTGAGTTTTTGCTCTTTGGCTACCTCGCCGACTTTTTCTACGATAACCTGGAACAGGCTAAGTTTGGGTTCTGTATTATCTGTCATTTGAATATTGCGTCTAGTATTATTATTCCTGCGATCATAAATATCGCACATACAAATATTTCCATCATTGGTTTTCGAATTGGCATATTGGGCAGGGTCCGTGCCCCTGTTTAGGGCAACACAATTCCTTTTTACAAACTGAACTGCACCCACATGTTACAAATAATATAACAATTATAAGTAGTTTCATATCAAGAATCCCTTCTCCCTTGCCCATATAGGCTCTTTGTGAATCTTATCGTGGCAAAATCTGCACACGGACAACCAAGAGTCCACATCAAGGTAATGTTTCCCCCGCCCGGCTTTGTGGTGTATGTCTGTCGAGTTCGCCTTCATACACACTTCGCAAATAGGAAGTTTGCTCAAAAACTCTGTCCTCAATGTCCCATACTCCCGCATTTCTTTCTGTCTCTTCTTGCTTACTCTGCGAAGGGGTGTTTTGCGTTTTAGAGGACCGGAACGCTTCATTATTCATCCGAATTATTGTTTCCAGATCCCACATACAATAAACTGCAACATGTTACTAAAATTATTAAGAAAAGTATTGCCCACATCCGTAACACGATTTTATGTGTTACATTATGTGTGATGTCAATCTCGATATGGTGGATACGGAGACGGAGGTGTGTCTTTTCTTAGCGAAACTTTACGACGAAGGTTTTCCCTCGATGCCCCACTTACATGACGAAACCTCCTCAATCCCTCGAGCCCCGACTCATGGTATATCCGAGAAACGCGACCCCAAACCAGAAGAGTGCGCCACAAACGACGCACCCTTCCGGGAATAGAGTATAAAAATCGAACGATTCCACGAGCTATCTTAAAAGCCAGGGCCTTCACTTGCTCCGCCTCCATCGTTTCTATTATCTAGTAAATCAAAGTCCTCGACTCTGAATCGATAGGTTTTCACCTTATTTCCATTCTTATCGTCGTAAGAATCTTCGGACATTGTACCTCTAACAGATACATTCTTTCCCTTCTTAAAGAACTTCATTATGTGTTCATTCTTGTAGGGACTCCAAGATTCGAAGTTTGCGAAAGAACCAATGCTCTCCCCTTTGCGTTTTTCATTCCATGCTCCACGGAACTTAACGAGTGTACTGTCCCCAACTTTTACCTCTTCGGCATCAGCCACGAGCGTTATATTTCCGATGAATAACATTTTACCATTCATATTCGTATTTTATTTGATTATTTGTTGTTAGAAATCCCATGATACTTGTCCTTTATGGACTTTCATCACGGGCGTTATAAGTCTTCCGGTTATTGTGCATTTGCGTTTTGCGGTGGGCTCTAGTCTGCCTTCTTTTTTCAAATCATTCACCCGTCCACTAACTGCATTAATTTCGATGCCCGTTGCATCACTAATTTCTTTAAGAGAACTTCCATTCATGGTTACTGCTTGGAGGATTACCTCTTTTTGATTTGATGAGGTTCCATCTTCCTGAATCTCTCTGTAAGCTAATTTACTTGTGCCCTGTATCATTTTTTGCCTCCAGTTGTCTTGTTTTTAAAAACCTAGATTGGGCTCTTAATCGTTTACCCCTAATTCCACCAAATGCACCCTTTGTTATGTGCCCTGATCTTGACTGTCTACTTTTACTACTCATAGTCTGTTCTCCACTTTGAATTCTCTGTTTCCATCATTTAATCTGTTTGCTTCGACCTGAATGAATCTCTGAGCTTTTGCTTTAAATCTGATTCTATCTTTCGAGTGACCAGTTCCACCGAATCTATTCTTTGCTACAATGATGGAGGTCTTTTCCTTATCCTCAGCTAGAAGATCCCTATGCAAAAGCAGTACAACATCTGCGTCCTGCTCAATCTGTCCACTCTCCCTTAAGTTATGGAGCTGTGGCTCACTTCCTGATTTTACAGAGTCTCGATTAAGCTGACAGATTAGGAAGACCGGAATATTTAACTCCTTGGCTAATTGCTTAGCCATGCGACTGATCTCTGCGACTTGTTGTTCCCTTGGTGCTTTTGAGTCCTCGGGTTTCACTAAACCAAGATAATCAATCACTATGCAGTCTAGCCTTTCTTTCCTATGCAGGATTCTTGATGTAGTCCGTATATTGCTCATGCTTGAGCCTGCGAAGTCATCAATTAAGATTGGTAACTTTCTACACTCCTCGATATGGGAGATTAATTTCTCCGCGTTGTGGCGATTGAGAGTGTCGTCATTAGTTTTGTAGGACAATCCATGCTCATCTTCCTCTGAGCGAATAAGACCGAGCTTTTCCCATAGTGCTTCTGCCTTCATCTCTAAAGAGAAGAATAATGTCCTCTTTCCTTGAAGAGCCGCATTGTAGACGAAGTTTAGTACAATCGTTGTCTTCCCAACGGATGGACGAGCTGCTACGACCACTAAATGGTTATCTTTAAATCCACCATTGAGACCAAACTTTAACCAAGGCAAATGAGGTTCAATCCTTGCAGGTCCTTGAGTTAATGTCTTCCTGATTTCGGATATTGTATCGCTAGTTAATTCATCAGCTCCCTTGAGTGTGCTACTCTTTGGTTTAATTAACTCTTGGAGGGTCTTCTCCGTTGCAACAGCTAGATCGATTGGGTCATCAAGAGGGGCAGAGTCCTTAACTTGCATTGCAAGGTTGTCTCCGATCCTTACGAGATCCCTCTTGGTTTTATACTTAATCAAATCATCAACTGCTTGAGTTCCTTTGTGAAATCCGGGAACTTCATGTGCATCAAGTACCCATTGATTGAAATGTGGATGATGCTCATTGAAATCTTTTGGTAATCTTTGAAAGACACCCAATGTTCCAAATCCACCTTCCTTCTCTGATTGTACAAGTGCGTTCCAGTAAATCATACAAGATTCATCTTGGAAGTGTTCGTTTGTTATTCCTTTTTCAATCGCATAAGCAAAGAGCTTATATGCCTCATCGTCCTCATATCTGAGGCATGAGATTAGTGACCTCTCTTCATTAGAAGTCATAATTACCGCGTGGTTCATTATTAATGTTCTCCAATCTATTTTTCCTTTTCCAACCATGTCCATTGATCCAACCCTGTGGATGCTTGAACTTTGTGTCTGACTTCTTGCAGTCAGCTAAGTAGCTATTGTAAGATTCAGCCAATTCCTCGGCAGTCATCTTGGTTTCCTTAATCGCATCCCATTGATCCTTGATTTGCTTCACAACGGCTTCGGGCATTTCACAAAAATGAATGTGCTTAATGAAGCCTTTAAAGAATTCATGCGATTCGCTTTTAGCGTCTTTAGATTTATCTAAAGATAAATTATTAGTATCAACGCACGTACGCGAGGGAGTGTCCACGTGCGGACACTTGGCATATTTTTTAAGTCCATGAATTACGAACATTTTTACCGCTTGAGCGGGCTGTAAATCATTGACTTCACAATACCATTCCAAGCGCCTTTTTAGGTCACCTTTTAAGTTTACGGATGTCTTTAAAACTTCACTCATCTGCTTACCTCCACCCACGTTTCCTCTTTAGCGTACGAGGAGACTTTTTCTTGGCTGACTTCGAGCGTGATGGCTTTCGGGTCGTCTTCTGGAATAATTTCAGCAAGCCTGAGCGCATCGACGAGGTGCTTGACTCCCCCAACCAAATTATCGGGGTCACAGAGTCTAACCCGTTTAGAGACAATGCGGACTCGATGGCGAGGAGACATTCCCGATTCATATCTTGTTTCTCCTTTAACCTCGCCCACTCGTTCATTCGTAGAAGCGTATTTAATGAAGGGGTTCTCTTCGCGATCCGTAGGGTTATTTTCTCTCCTACTTCCATTAGTCATGAGTCTCAATAATTGCAGGAGATTTTGGTTTTGTTTGTGCAATATCGCCAAGACGCTTCTTAATATCCTTTCTTGCGTCTGCCTTACTTATGCCTCTCTTATCTGCCCAAACACCCACCATAGAGCCCTCCACGAATCTACATGCCTTCAGGAAATCATTCCATTGCAACACATTTGTAGACATCAGAACCTCTGCGACCTCCGGACAATCATAGGATACTGTATTCCCCGACTTTCTGAGTTTGAGCCCAGGAACGGATTCTGCATCCTCCTCAAGTCTCTCCTTTATTGCAGCCTTCACTTGCTTGATGTACTGCTCCATTGTTTTTGCCATTCTGTAAGCCTCCAAGAGGTCAGAATCTTTATTTAACCAATCTTCCATTACTTCTCCTTTTTTTGTATACACGAAAATAAGTGTGACTTTGCCTCTGGGCACACATAGAGGGCAGAACACCACTTGCATTGTTTATGTCCGAATACTTTCTCCGGATCCTTTTTGTAGCTTTTTGCTACCACTTCTTCCAACCACCTTGCCTTTTCTTTTAAGAATTCAACGGAATACTTAACTGATGTGTACCATGGATCATTAAAAGGCTCGATTAGGGCTGCGTAAATCGTCTCCACGTGGGGGTAATTTTTCCAATAAAGAACTGCTTGTGCGATTAATTGGATATTATCGGGAGCAGGGGTATGAGAGCCGTGAAGCGTTTTATAGTCAGCAATTAAGACGTCTACCCCAAACGCCTCTGAATAATCAAGTTGACCGCTCCACGACTCATCATACCAAAGTCTTTCTTCCCGTTTTATCTCACCCTCTTTATCGCCAAATACTTTTTGTCGGCATTCCTCTAGGGCAATCCTACAACGATATGCACAGAGCCGTCTCTCATCATCCTCTATTTCTTCTAATGGAGTTTGATTCTCTTCATGCTCATGACGGATTGTGCCTTCATTTGCTGAGTCCCTATCGCCTTGCCAAGCAAAAGTTTTATTTGCAGACCAGTAAGCAGGGCACAAGCTAGCCGCCTCCATCTTGGAGGCAGATAACTTGGCTTGTACTTCCTCACTTCGCATCCGGAAAGTCCTGCTTTTTGGAATGACTCATTTGAGAAACAACACGCTCGATTGCCTTGAGAAGGTCGGGATCTTGTTCCTTAATAAGCTCAAACTTTTCCTTTAGAGTCTGCTTGAGGTACTCAGGATCTTTCTTCGCAATCCACCCCAAGGTTTTCTTGTGATGTTTTTGCTGACCCGGCCAAACATAATCCTCAGCCTTTTTGTCGGCTTCTCCATTGGATTGCTTGATCGCACCTTCCTTGACATCCTTGCGTTCCTCCGCCCGAGTATTTTTCTCATCCTCGCGAGCCACTTGCATGTACTCCTCTCCATCAGAATCGACTGCAGGAATCCCACATACGGATTGTAAAGAATACCTACGGCAGTAAGAGATCACTCCCCCAGCAGATTGTGGGTCTGCTTTAGGTACTCGCATCGTGAATTCGTTGGACATGAATTGTCCACTCTCATGTACAATAACTGTTTCCACACCAATGCGATCCTCGCTAGTAATTGGGAACTGGGAGTAAGATAAGCCATGTCTTGCGAACGGAGGCTTAATTACTCGTATAATAGACCCAAGGTCAGCGTACTTAGATTTAAAGAAAGGATTGTCAGCATCGGTTACTGCACCACCCATCTCAGCTTGAGCCTTGGTTAAAGCCAAAGCTAACTCATTAATATTTTCAGACTTTTGCATAATTTGGTTTCCTTAATCTTGGGAGGGGTCCTGTTTTGGGGACTCTTGCTCTTGAAACGGTTTTTCCTGAAAACCAGTTGTTCCACATTATATAGAGGCCCTTGAGAAGGTAATGGTTGGTCAATTTGTTGTTCTCGTTTTGCATCCATGAAATCAAAAAGTTTCTGTATGCAAGAATAGGGCAACCACTCTTCAGTCCTTCGCCTGTATGGAATAAAGTAAGGCACTCTTCACCTAGATCCCGATCAATCTTGCACAGATTATAGTGAGCGACCCCCATACAAGCAGGTCGAGTTTTGAGTTTGTACTTCATCTTGTGAGCGAATTGTACTGACTGCATTAATTCAGGACGCTTCGCTAGCTCTGCATCAATTTGATGATTCCTTACATCTGCAGTTGATCCCGATCCAACAAGTGAATCCACCAACTTATTATGCTCTACTTGCACTTGAAGCTTTAGGGTAGCCGCTAATTGACTAGCATGCTTATGCCCCAAGATCGTGCAAATATCTCCCGGTGATCTCTGCTTACCGCAATCTACGGTGGCAAATGAATCGGGTTTAGCCACAAACGCAACCGCAGTCGTAAAAGACCTCTTAGCCTTAACGCATGCACTTAGTCTGTGTTGCCCGTCAATTAGGGAGTGCAACCAAAGCGGAGGGAACCTTTCTTGGGTTGTATTACACAACTTAATGGTTTCTCCATTTAAATCCCATTTCCCTCTCCTTATATCTTCCGCATATTTTGAGGTTAAGGTAGGGGATAGTTTTCTATTCCCATAATTGCGCTCCAATAGCTTTACGGCTAGGGAGGGTTTTATCTCCATCACTTTTATTTCCATATTTTATTCTCCAGTTTCCTTACCCCCGTGTACTTCGAAATCAGGGCAGGGTAAGGCATTTTTTTCCCTGATGTTCGTTAGTTCTAAAACTTCATCCTTGCGCCACCTTGGAGTCTTTAACCCCGGAAGATGGACTGGCATTAAAATCTGATGCGATTGAAGGTGGGCTAGGTATCTGTACCCCGCGGTATCTCCCAACCCGAGCATTCTAATTATTTCCGCACCCTTCATTAAAATCTGTTCGTTTTTCCCACTCATACTTAATTCATTTGATTATCCAACACTTTCTTGAAAAAGCATAACTTTACTGAATTAACTAAATAAAGAAAGAAAAAAGTGAAAATATTATAAACTTAAATTTTTTATTAGAATTTCTTGACAGAGAGTGAAACTTAGTGAAGTATTTAATCTTCATTAAAGAACTTGCCCTCATAATATAAATATGAAAAATCAAGAATCCCTAGTTGCGATTAGCACAAGAATCGCACCAGATGTTTATGGTAAGATGTCTAAATTATCTGAACTAACGAAAAAAAGTACCGCGTCTCTGGTTCAAGATGCGATCAACGAATATGTGGACCAAGTTTTCAACACTACATACAAACCAAGTAAAGCAATGCAAATAGATCAGTTTGCTGTTAAATTAGAGAGGAAATGAAAACAAATATGAATAAGACTCACTCCCAACTTACAATCCTACACGACTCCCAAGAATGGAATACAAAGATTGAGGGTGAGATTGGCGAAATAAAGGTAGATGGAAAAAAGCTCAGCGATATACAAGAGCTAGCATGCAAGGTAGAGGGGATTGCTCAGAGTATTAAGACTTTAGTCTTATGTCTTGTCGCCATCGTAATCATTTGCCTGATATGTAATGTGGCAATGGCCACATGGGTATTCCTGCACGACGGGGATATTATGGATGCAATCAGGCAAATTCTGGCAGCAGGATGTCAACACCAAGCCTAGCCCTAGTAAATAAAGCATAGTTTACCTGCTTTGGGAGCAGGAGGCCGTGAGTTCGAATCTCACCGTCCCGACCATTTTAAAATAGCGTTAATCTCAGTAAATAAGCACCTCTCAGAAATGGGGGGTGTTTTTTTGTTTACTTTACTAAATTTCACAAATACCCACTAATTCATGGTTTTTTTGTCAACAGTTTTGTCAACATGAAGGTAAGCATAAAGGAGCATAAGGTAAGAGGTAAAACCAAGTGGGTGGTGGATATGCTCCATGATGGCAAAAGAAAGCGAAAATTTTTTAACTCTGCAATGGAGGCTAAAACATTCAATTCCCTAGAATGGTTTTCGGAAATTAAAAAGAAAGAACCTGTCGGAGAGGAAACATTATTATATATAGCCAAGGATTTATATTACCAAGATTACTTAAATAATAACTACAATCCAAATAAGCCAAAGCAAAAGGGGTACAGAACCACCGTTGAAAGAGTAAACAAATTTACTGCTTGGTTCGGAGAAGGTCGAGCAGTTCATGAAGTAACAGTAGAGGACTACAAGAAATATGTTAATTCTGGCAGATGGTCGGAGGAAACAAAAGCCGGATATAGTCGGGCTGTAAGAACTTTCATGGCTTGGTGTGCGAAGCAGAACTTAGGTGGTAATGTGACGGACTGGTATGCACAAACTAATCCCAAGTTAAAACTGACCAAGAAAAAGACCTATTTTAAGCTCCCAGAAATAGTCACGCCCGAACAGGCAGAAGGTTTATTAAATGAGATAACGGACAAATACCGTCCTGCACTTGCCCTTATGCTTTTTGCGGGGATCAGGCCGGAAATCGAGATGCTCACCCTAGATTACTCAAGAATCCGCTGGGGCAAATCTATCGGACTAAAAGCAGAACTTACAAAGACGGGTAGGGAGAGGTGGATTAAACCACCAGAGAATCTATGGAGATGGTTACCCAAGAAACCAATTAATATAATGCCTAGTTACAATTCAGTAAACAAAGCTAGGTACAGAGCAGCTAAAAGATTAGGATTCAAGTATCCACCAAATGGGGCAAGACATTCTTTTGCTAGTTATGGATATTGGCACCTAGGATTTGAGTCAGCATTAGACATTATGGGTCATATGTCATCAGAAACATTTCTCAAGAACTATAAAAACAATAGGGTGGATATAGAACTATCTGAAAAATACTTTTCTATAGTAACTTAATTTTTCGTGTTGCAAATCAGATTAATAGTTTTTTAATTCTAAAACATGGAGGATAATAACGATTGGCAGGAAAATCAATGGAGGCAAGATGAGGCCTTTTCATTGTTTGAAAGAATAAAACCCTTAATCACAGAGTATTTTGATGACTGGATAATAACCGGTCGTCGAGCTGGCTGCGGAACAAAAGTAATCATCGGTGATTACAGTAAGAAGAAAACCGATATGAACCTACTAATGTCCAATGCCAAAAAGTGGAAAGCAAACGCCCTGGAAGATATTAACTAAGTATCCGCCTGTATTTGTTCGGCTATATGCCAAGGAACGATCAGGTCCGCGGATGCACTGTGCTTTAAGCGATCAAGAAATCGCAATAAGGGGAAACTTAGACCTAGAGGAGGTTAAGCGTATATCTCGCCTAACCTCTTGGGATTCTGTTAAAATAGGAAATGCAGAAAAGTTCTGCGTGGGCTGTAACTTCGATCCTTTTAACTACTTAGATAGAAATCGCATATCGTCTTATTCTCGTAGAGGAACATACGCATTTCTTAGGAGATCAGAGCATTGGAAGAGTACATTCCTACCATTAATTAAAATATTTCAAGATGCCCAGATCGCACAAAATTAAAACAGATGTTCTGGCGCAAGCCATGAAAGAAATGGATGGCGACTATACTAAAGTCGCAGAACACTTTGGTACAACTGCAAAGAAAATTAGAGAAAGAGTATACCACGACCCGCAACTTTATTCTGTATGGGTAAAGAACGGAGTTAAAGATATGAAGCCGGATGGCATTGAGCTTTTGGAGCGCCAAAACGAGTTTGATGACGAGAAGGGCACAAGGCTACTTGAAGCACTAGATAAGAATTCTAGGTATGTATTTAATAATGAATTGTCGAGCATCTTGACAAATCAAGACAATGTAGAAAAGCTCAAGATATTCGAAGACTTTGACGATTCAGTTGGCTTACTTATGGCAGAGGCCTTACGGGTAACTCAAAAAGTAAATATTAGGCAGAACATGAGTCTATTTGAAGTTACTGAGGCATTAAAAGATGCACTAGATGTAGATGACATGGATCCAGAGGAGAGGATTCTCCAGACTAGACTATTTCTTCAAGCAACCGAACAACAAGGAAAGTTCTACGACCGACTTCTTAAAGGACTAGAATTCCAACTTAAATTAGCTAACGAAAAGGATAAGAGGGGGACTAAGAAGAAACCGGGATTCAGACCATTAAAGGAATTAAAGGATGCCGAAGAAGAAAAGTAGGGTTGACCATAAGATTCTTCTTGAGAAGTTTGCTCCCGAAGAAATTGTAACCGATCAAAAGGATACAGAGCCATGGATGCCATCCTTAACGATTACGCAGAGAAAAATCTTTGATGATCCAGCTAAGTACATTCTTGCATATGGGGAGAGAGGTTCCGGAAAAACATACTCCCTAGGTGGTCATAAGTTAGTTCGTCATTGTTACGAAAACTTCAATGCACTAGCTCTAATCATAGTTGGTGTTCGATCACAGGCGACCATGGGTGGTGTGTGGCACAAGTTACAAGTGGAAATACTACCTGAATGGGTGGAGGGCATAAACCTCGTTCACACAGAAGAAAGGCAAGATACGCAAAAGAACTTATATATAGATGTAGAAAACCGATTTGGTGGTCATTCTCGTATCTGCCTTATATCAATACCTTATGGTGCATTTATTAAGGATCGGATAAAAGGTTTTGAGCCAAGCCTGATATTTGTGGATGAGCTTACCAACTTGGATACTGATGACTATTTCAATGCCGTAGTCCAGCAGTTGGGTAGACGCCAAGGTATCCATGGCCCACAGCAATATCTAGCGGCATGCAATCCAGATGGTCCGAGTCATTGGGTGTATAAGAGATTCTTTGAAGACCCATACGATGATGATGGTAACTGGAATAAAGATTATGCAGTTTATCATGTAAAAATCGAAGACAATATAGATAACCTACCGAAAGGTTATTACGATCGTATCCAAGAAGCAGTTAAGTCCGATCCGATCGAGGAAGCGCGAATGGTACGAGGGGAATGGATAGATCGCCCGGCTGGAAATGCAATATTTGGTCCTTACTTTAATAAAGAACTGCATGTAAGAGGAGATGCCAAAACTGGGATACTTCCAAACACAGAATACCCTGTAACAATAGGCTGGGATCCTGGATCAGTTAATAATGCGTGTATATTTATGCAAGCATTACCAGGCCAAGATAGAACTGTATGGATAGTATTTGATGAGTTTGTAACTATAAACAAAAAGCTACCCTACACTACTCTAGTTCCACTACTTATGAGAAAGATGGCATACTGGAATAGAAGAATGGAGCATAAATTTAAATATGTACATATATCTGATAACTCAGCCTTCAATCAGTTCCGGGCAAAAACAGGCAGTTATGATGTAAAAGATATAGAGCAAATATCTAGGGACAAAGCAGAAACATTTGATTTAGAACCTATCCGCATGCGGGCTGCGCCTAAGTTTAATGGATCTGTGGAGTCTAGGGTCAGAATAACAATCGCAAAACTGCAGTCAGAAGAATTCTTGGTTTCATCACAATGCACAGCGATATGTAAGATGTTTCAAAACTTAATTTGCGAGAAGCAAGGAAAGACATACGACCCGAATATAGCATTCAAGCCAAGGCGAAGTATTTATGTTCATCCGTTCGATGCAATGTCCTATGTGCTTCTACATTATAACTCTACAAATGTTGAGTCTATACAAGCATCAAAGTCCGAAATCATCGAGATTGGAGCTTGACCTTTTGTAACACTAAAACATAAGTTACAGATATGCGCATGGAATCATTAGTGAACTTCGACCTGGAAATGTATCCTGATATTATGGATATGCTAGAAGGGGTATCTGCGGGGGATGTTGTACGCATATCTGGCTCATTCCAAGTCAAGGAATTGACCGATAAGCGTTTCTCTGCCTCGTTTAACGACGACGACTCAGATGTCAGTATATCAAAGATTGGAGGAGATGACTCCGAAAGCGAAGACGATACGGACGAAGAAGAGCCCGAAACTGAAGAAACTTCCGGGTGATTCACAATATACTACTTCAGCTTCGCTCCTTATGGATGCGCATTATATGCGCTTGGGAATCAAGAAAAGGTGGAGCAAAGAAAGGGTAGATAGGTTATGTGGATTTTTAAGGATGAACTACGGGGAGGTGGCGAGCCTTTTGCATATGCCTCACGCAGAGTTTACCCAAAAAATATCTTCAACGAAACCATTAGATGGACCCCTTTGCCTGCTTTTAACCATAATTGAGAGAAGGTATCTCCATAATTACACGAAGGACACTATAGACAACTTATTCAATTTTACCGATGGTTAATAAGGATATACTTAAAAAATACGGATGTACAACCGAGAGACTTCGTGAAATCTTTACTGCTGAAGAGGATTCAAAGGATCATGAAACAAGGCAGTACTTTCAGGATTTAATTCAATCGAGAATACTTGAGGGAATAAGAGAGAGTGCAGATAGTGCCAAACTATACATGAGCGTGGATATGGCTTGGGACTCAATCCCGATTAATAAGTCTACCATTCCGTTATTACAGTACGCACAGGGCAAAATATCCATTGAGGATTGTCACGAAAAGTTGAGCGATCTAGGTATGGCAGATAAGTTCTGCGAGTATGATGACGAGGGTGATCTACGCAATATTAATGCTCTTAGGTTGTATGAAGTGTCTGTAAATATCATACGCTCGTATGTCACTAGGAGAGTTGCGGCTCAGGCAAGTAGGTTTTCAAATCTATACCCATACTTCAAATATGAACCAAGAAGTACCGCACTAGCAGATAAGCTCCGGGCGGATGTATTAAGCCAGCGGGTGGAAATGATGACCGAGCAGTTTGGTTATAGGCACCAGTTCGAGCAAACAATTAGGCAAATGTTTATGTATGGGCATAGTGTAGCATTTCCTGATACAGCATGGACGGAGGACATACAATGGAGATACTCCAATGATGAGCTAACTGGCGAGGAGAATATGGAGTCCTACGCAGAGAGGGCTGGGGTTCACTTCACGACTCCACACCCTACTCGCGTAATGAGGGATTCATCCCGGCCGTTACATGACCTAAATAATAACCAAGGTCCAGAGTGGATCGGGTATTGGGACATAGTAAGGTATTCAGATATTTACGGAAATGCAGCTTCTTGGAATTCAGATAAGATTAGTTACACAAACAGCTTATCCACTCTATATAACACATATGCAGACTTCTTTGGTTATTACTTTAAGGATGACTTGGTATTTCCAAAAGTTCAAGATCAGCACTCATTTCGCAATGAGAGAGTAGCTCAGACCGGAATGTATGCAGGTGAAGATCTTGATAAAGGATTGTTTGTCACCCAAATGTGCATGAAGGTAAATCCAAAGAGAGACGGACTGGGTGAGTATCCGCATGATGTGTGGTTAAAGTTTACAGTAGCTAGTGACGAAACTGTGCTGTACGCAGAGTATCTGCCATCGTTGCCAGCTATTTATGGTGGTATCAATGAGAATGATGATCGCATGGCGAATATATCAGTCGCACATGAAATCATGCCCTACCAAGACCAATTAACAAATATACTCAACTCTATGCTTGAGCAGATGAAAATGAGTATGTTCAAGATATTTGCCATAGACCAAGACGCACTAGACGACGACGTGAAAGACTATATCAAGAATGCGTTGGCAGATGATACATTCTACGCTAAACCAAAAGCATTATTCTACTCTGGTCAAAAGGCAGCCGATCTAGGTATTAATAATAACGACTTTATTAAGGTAGTAGATGTACAGAAAGAACTTTCCGCGGGGGTCAACCAATCGATCCAAGCAATTCTCCAGTTATTAAATCTCGTTGAGCGTTTGCTGATCCTTTCTCCACAAGAGTTAGGACAGCCCGCTCCTCGGGAGATTTCAGCTACGGAGGTCGCGGAAATATCCAATACTACAAATGCAATCTATTCGTTTATATCTGAGGGTATAGACGATATGAGATGTGCTATGAAAAAGGTATTATATGAGCATTTGGTTACATGCTCTAATGATTCTTTTGTAGTACCAATCAAGGGCAGGTACTCGGAAAATATCATAAGAGACGCTGGCTTTGAGGTGGAGACCACAGGGGAGGATAATATGACAAAACGCAATGTCATTGGTACTCCCACCAACCTTATATATGAATACTTATTCAGCGGTAGAGATGGAGCAGAGCGTGCAAGAGATACTCAATCCGCCCAGGTACTAGGACAACTTGTTATGCAAATGCTACAAGTACCCGACATGGCAAAGGCTATGGGTAAGGAGCGTGTATTTGGTATGTTTAATGAAATTTTTAGAATGTCTGGGGCTCATGATCTGAAGTTGGAGACAGACGAGCAAGACATGCAGGATGATATGGCAAATGTCGGAAACGAGCAATTTATCACAAAACTACGTGAGCAATGGCCTCAAGTGCTACAGATGCTTCAAGCTGTAGTTCAACAAATACAGGGAGGTCAGGGCGGACCAATGCCACAAGCTGGACAACCTCAGCCAGCTCCGGGCGCACCACCTATGCAACCTGAACAACAACCTAAGACATCACCAGATCAACAAGTCCAAATATGAGCGAAGAAGAGAATCCTGAAGTAGAAGAGCAAAGAGCCGAAACTGAAGAAGTAGAGGCAAGCCAACCGGAAGAAAAAAACGATGCTTTATATAAAACGCTATTTGATATAGCTGAAGAAGCCGTTGAGGAGCAAGAGGAGTATCGTCCACCCGTAGAGTTAAATGAAGCTGTAGCTACTTTAGACGATCAACCGGAAGAGGAAGTCGTACAGGAAGATGTACAAGAGGAGGCAAAGGAAGAAGAGCCTAAGAAGACTGAGCCTAAAAAGAAAAAGCTACGAAAAGTAATAGACCCAGATGTCCCTGAAGATGTAGCTAAGCAACCAGCATTTACAGCTTCTAATGAAGATAAATACGAGCCGGACTCTGAGGATGTTGAGTTCATGGAGGAGCTTGTCCCTGATGAGCGTGCAGTATACGAGAAGGTATTATATGCCGATAAAAGGCTTGGTGGTGACTACAGGGGGAAATCAAAACAATTCCGTGACTTTTTTAAGAAGAATAAGGAGTTTGTTGAGAAGCGTATGGCTGAGGATGATTTCTATGACCCTTCATCAGATGAACAATATTCCCAGTTTGTACAAAAGAACAAACCGCAGTTTAGTCGATCGGATGAGGATAAGGTTTATAGAGAGATGATCCTTGAGGAAGCCGACCGCAGGATAAATAAGAAGACCTCAGAGAAGATTGAGCAACTTGAGCAACAACTTAAAAGACAAGAAGTCTTACCTAGAGTGAATCAGGCAAAGGCAAATTTTAGAAAGGTAGCACAGCAAACAGTAGTACCAGAGGAGTATCAAAAAGAATTCGCTGAAGGGGGACAAGAGGCAGTAACTAAATTTGCGGGCGAAAATCCACTTGAGTATCAAATACTTGAGAAGAACACTCAGGAACTATTGCAATTTAGTGACACACTTACAGAAATCTTCTTAGATCCAAGTACTCAACTTGATGTTGCTGGTAATCCAATGCACAAACATCTGAATGATTGGCTTAACGGAGAGCAGAATAACTTTATTAAAAGCGGGCAGACCCAACAGGAAGACGGTAGGGTATTTATGCGCAGGGAGAGATATTTTCAACTACCAGAGGACAAAAGGTCAGAATATTACACATGGTCGGATAATGATCTACTTAAACTCCTCGCGTTGCGTTATGGAGATAAGGTTAATGCAGAGATTAAGCAGCATAGGGAGCAGATGGAGAAGGCTGGATACACAAGGGTAAAGCCACAGGAAGAATCGCAACCCCAACAGCAACAGCAACCTACGAGACAACAAGCAAGGCCTCCAGTCGTAAATCCATCTCCTAGGCAAGGTAGTACCGTAGATTCAAAGCAAGCCCAACCAAAGCAAAATGCGCTGATGTCAGCATTGGGTTTGTGAATCCAAAAACATAGTTTTAGGTTATCGGTGTAAATATGGGCAAAACCCATAAATCAATAAATATATAAGTATTTTTTCCGAAATGATGATTTAGTACCACTTTATGTTAATATCAGATTGTAACACGAAATATCGTATAACAATCAACTCAATATAACATAATATGGCTACAAATTCATCACTGGATACTCCTAGCGCATCAAGTGCGAGTTCTCTCGTAAAGGATCCATCGGGGGCTAACTTCACAACCGCAAATGTCGCTCGTATCATCAAGGTAGATGATTCTACGGGCTGTACCCTTACGAACGCATCGATTAAGGGTCTTACTCCTGCCGAATTCGAGGCTCTTTCCAATAAGGAAATTGACTTGGCTCGCGTTATCGCAAGCTCTGCAGAAGCTAAAGTACTCGGTGTTCGTCAGCGTGGGTTAGTTGACTTACTTAATAGCTCAATTACTAACATTAAGCCTCTTATTAATAAGGTAAATGTTGCCGAGCAATCAATCATTCTTCCATACATTCAGCGTAGACAGCGCTCCATTCTTAATAGTGGATACTTTGCTATCGAGGCTGGAAAGAAAGCGGACGGCAATTCTCCGATTGACGGAAATTCCGGATATACGCTTGCTCCACAAGACCGTGAGGTAACTGTAAATCTTGGAGCATCTGACTGGGCTACTCCAATCGATCACATCGAGAGATACTTCCTTACTGGTGGATTTGTAGTATGTAACTGGTGGGACTCTACCTCCAAGGAGCCAATCGAGGTACAATTCCAAATCATTGGTGCAGCAGATGCTACTGGTAGTAACATTCAAAAAGCAAAAGTAACTCTTCGTCCGGCAGGTAAACAAATCTCTGCAACTTATGCAAATGGTGGAGCATGGGACGGAACTAATCCAGTTAATGCCGCTCAAGCTGTAATAGCTGCTCAGTACTCACCTACATATGGTATTGTTCAGACGATCGCTAACAATGTTAATGATTTTGAAGCATGGTGTCAGAACCAACCAACCGACTTGAGCGTAAAGATCATCGTCAACTGGTTGCAAACCACTCGTGAGTCCAGAACTATTGACCAGTCATACAAGGAAACATTGCAGAAAATCATGAACGGGGATGTTAATAGCTACCTCAAGTCCATGGTTTACACTCCGCTTTCCGAGCAAAACAAGATTGCCGCTCAAGCATCTCAAGATCAATGGTTGCGTGCTACTTGGTTCAATCAACCAATTAGTGACAAGCAAACTCCTGAGACTTACATGTCCCTTCCTGCGGTCACCGACCCAGAAGACAATACCTGCACACTTGAGTACAAATCTAATGCACTTGGTATCAAGTCTCTCTTAGCTGAGTCCAATCGTGTTAAATCTAAGTCCGGTGGAGTTTACACTCTTGAGGATCTTCAATCTGACATCTACTACTTGAAACGCAATCGTGAGCAAGACGGCTCTAGCATTAGCGTTGTCGATGTGATGACTGATCGCTTCACCTACAACAAGCTCTTTGAAGTATTTAATAAATACTACCAAGGTCGCTACGGTTGGGGACTTGATCGCAATGCTCAAATCAACCAGCAGATCACTCACAACGGCATCTTGTTGTTTAATTACTCGATGTTTGATCTTCCTGAAGTTGGTTGCCAGCTTGCAGTTTTCCACGATCCTTATTTCGATGACATGATCAATCACGGATCCATGCTTTTCAATGGTGATGGGTTTGCTGGTGATGACGGAGACAAGGCAATCAAAGATGACGGAAGTCGCTCCACTCAGCCTGTGTTTGGTACTGGTAATACTTCCAAGAGTGCAGAGTATGCAAAAGCTATGCGCTCCATGTGGTTTATCGATTGGTCTGATGTAAAGATCGGTATTGCTGGAACTAACAGCGTTACTCGTAAATGGCCAAAACCAGAAGTTATGGAATCATACAAGTGTCGTATGGCTCACAAGGAAACTGAGTATTCACTCCGTTCCACCAAGTGGACCACTATGATGGATGTTCCTGCTCGTCACTTGATTGTCGAGAACTTCGATGTAGCTTCTGAAGTAAAGAACTGGTCAACTTACATCTCTTAACAACTTAGCTTAGACCCTACATCCCTCCTCCTGCGTAGCGGGGGGAGGGGGTGGGGTTTTGTTCTATATGAAGTATTTATTTTTTAAGGACGCGAATAGAGATTACAAGGCTGAGATCGAAAGAGTAAAGCTCGGTTCATTATGGATGGCTGTTGGTATGTATGAGGATAAGGATGCCAAGAAACTTCTTAAAGACCACAAGGGTTTTGTATCTGAAATAGATCAAGTTCAGTACGAAGATTTATTGCAAAAAAAAACTCAATCGGTAACGGGACGAGTATTCAAGACGCAACCCCAAGACCCGAGCAGAGATCCCAATGCAGTGTATGCGGAAGAAAAAAGCAAGCCTACCTCGCCTAAAGTAAAGGATTTAATATCAGTCGGGGATGCGGTTGTTGAAAACCCCCTCGAGGGATCAGACTGATGGACAGGGCGACTTTCGTTGGTGTTTTGGGTACTGTTTTTAGTTTCACATTAGATTCTATTCATCTTGTTGCCGCAACTATTTGCGCACTATTGACTGCTGTGCATATGGGTGTTAGTATTTACCTCAAGGTAAAGGGGAAAGGGGATGATAAATGAATACAGTAAATTATAATGAAAAGGGGGCGATAACTGATTCTACTTATGTTGGAGTAGATAATAATAGGTTGGTAGTAACCACCCGCCCGGAAGACTTTGGTACATTTGTTGTATCAACTAACGAAAACTACACTATTATCCCTTTCGCTAAGGCAAAAAGCTTTAGAATAAATAACCTTACTGGGAAGATCGCAGGCATACGCCGCAGGCACAAAACTATAGTAGTAGATAATCTGGACGATTTAGATTATAGCGAGTGGGCTGGCACGGGAACTATTGTCAAAGCAGATGAAGTCCTTGAGGGTGTGCGCACAGCAAAAGTAACGGGACTTGTATATAGACCACTTTCTACAGAGGTAATGCTTGATGATTCAGAGGTAGAAGTCACTTTCAGAACACCCATACAAGAGGAGTATTCTACAAAAATATCAGTATGGGACTCTGCTACTCGTGTAACTACTCCAAACGCAAACGCATCAGCTACTTTTACAGCAACAGAGCAAAATACAACAAAGGATACTGCATACAAGGTGATATTTAGAATGAGACCTTCCAGGAGTGAGTATGATGTATTCTTAGAAAAGGAATAATTATGTCTTTAGCACAAGGTCAGATTTATAAAGGAACTACAGGGTCATACTCTGCAATAAGTTCACCATTTAAATATATTCCCTTTGGTGATTCCCTTAAGGTTGGTATCGACCAAATCCCAATTAATACGAATGTGCCGGAAGCAGATTCGACATGGTGGCCAGGACCAATAGTTGCTGATAACGGGGTTTTTATTAATAGTAGTGAATGGCTAGATAATTCAACATGGTCGTCAGATGGATACCAGGATGGAGGCGGCTCTATAAACTATAGGCAGTTTGCAGGTCCATCAAAAACTCAGCCATATAACGGGGATGGCTTGTTTACGAGAACCACTTTGGGTGCAGTTGCACTACAGGGGCAAGATGACTCCAATCACTGGGGTCAAACATTTTCTCAAGGACTAAGCGCTGTACAAAATGGACAGTTTACTTTCATGGTCGGGAGTAGTCGTGATGCTGCACCTGGATACACAATTAATGGTCTGTCCAATACTCTTGTAACAAAAAGATTTAAGTTAGTCGCTGGTCAGACTGATATGTCAGCTAGTGCAAATGTAACACTTGTTGCATATGATCCTGCACTACACCCAACGGACTGGGATAGTCAATGGGTTCTATCTACTGATGGTAATCAACTAACCTATTACGCCGGAGCAAACTCATCTACGAATTTCGAAGACTTAAATAGTAACATAAATAATGTTGCTCCCCCATCTACTAAACTTGAGAAGGGTAAAATATACCAAGGAGATTCTTCGTCTTATGCACCGATTGATTCTCCATTAGAAATACTGGCAAGAGTCGGGCCAGGAACGAATGGTACATCAGACATATTTAGTATGCCACAAGTAGACACTCAATCTTGGTACACAGGTGAAGGCTCATGGCAAGCAGGTCGCTATGGTAACACTAATAATAGCCAGTTCCATGACCCGTTTACTGCTGTTACGCAGGGACTGATGCCGCAAGGTCCATTTGGTGTAATAGGCAATACAGATGATGTAACAGGTGACCCAATACTCACTTACTATAAAGACTTTTTTATTGCTCGTAAAACGAATGACCATTGGCTGGTTGAGTATAGTATTTCACATAAGGATTTCCCTACTCCAACAATAGGTAATGGAATAATACGACTTACTTTTAAGCTAGTAAGCGGGCAGTCGGTCATAGATACATCAAGCTGGGAAGAGGGGCAACCTACTCCAATTTTGGTAGATATATTACCAGCAGCTGGTAATCCATCCGACTGGGCAAATAACTGGGTATTAAGTTCGGACGCACAGACACTCTATTATTTTACAGATGACGCATCAGGAACAACTGGACTAGCTCCGCTAAGTATTGACTCTTTTGAATTTGGGGATTTATCTGAATCCGCCACCCCGCCAAATAATGAACCTACAAATAATGACCCTGTAACTATAACAGATGGTGGCTCAGGCTACCCGAGTACTGGAACTAATGTAGCAGTAGAGAACGGATCAGGTAAGGGGATGACCGTAGACTATGAGGCAACTGCAGGAGCGGTGACCGAGGTAACCATTAGTGACCCTGGAGTGGATTATGAGGTAGGAGATCAAGTACAGATAACGGGAGGCTCAAGTCCGGCTACTATTACTTTAAACCAAGCATCCCCAGATTCCGATGTAGGTGAAACAATTAATGGTAGAACAATTATAGCAAGGAATGAAGCTGGACAGTTCGGTACAAATAGCATGATGGATTCAGTCGTGTCTATAGAGTCTGAGAATTCGGTTAATGTTGACCCTATAGTTTATCAACAAAAGGTAAATTATGTTCACGAGCAAATGTTCAGCACTTCATCATACTCATTTCCTTGTTATGATAATATATCGGAATATGAAGTGATAAACCTAGGAAGTGATGCTCTTAATTATTCTGATAATACAGATAGTATATCTCTAACTGGTTTTTATGGATCATGATAAGTCCCGCTGAAGTCACACAAAAGCAACAATTCATTAGTTTTGTTGAGGGGAAATCTTCAGAGGCTCCCAATCCAACCTCCTATGCTCTTCATGTACTAGGTGCAGATCATAACCTAAATCACATTAATGGAGGTGATCCAACTGATGGCTTTAGTCCATGGGTTACTGATATTTTAGTTTATCCTACATCTGAGTATTGGGAGACATTACTGAATGGAGACCGGATACGACCTTATGTGGATTTAAGTATATCGGAGTATAACACTCTTCGTATTCCATCTGCCGTGCATGACTATGACCTATATGCAGATACTGGCAGATTTTATGAAGATGTTAAAATTGACGGAGGCCTTCAAGTTGGTGACACCTCTTTAGGGGGGCAGGATTTATATATCCCTAACGACTTAGATGTGGGTAATGATGTACGGGTCGTAGGCACAGTAACCGCAGATACACTACAAGGGTTTGCAAATACAAAACTGCCCGTATCATCTAAGACTGCGGACTTTACATTTGATGTGGCTGAGACGGGCTACATATATCAATGTTCTCCCGCGGGAGCAAAAATAGAGATCACATTGCCAGGAGGATTAGCCTCAACTGACAAGGGAATAGTATTTACAGTTAACAATCTACTAGCAGGAAAGACCGTAGAATTCCCAAACCTATCAAATGCCAGAGGAACTGTACTAGGGGAACAATACTCCTCATGTACTATATATTGGGATGGCGCAGCATGGTATGGAATCGGTGACTTGGTATGATGGTATCTCATGGGGGCGTTCAAGGGGATGTGTCCACCGCACGGCTTCCGGCTGATGCGTATCCTGCGTTATTTGCATACTCCTTAAATAGAAAACTTAGGTATCTATATACCGGAAACTATTTCCGCTTTAGACAAGAAAGTGGGGGAGAGTTTGAGTACCCTGAAGCAACTCCAGACTTAACGGAGAATGTATATATTGTAAGAGTAAGAGATCAAAAAGCTAAGCATGGAGTTCCAGTAAGGGACGCAATTCAAACTGATCCACTCAAGCAACCAAAGCTAATTCAGGCACAAAATTTAGCAGGGCAAAACGAATACAGAGCTGTCTTTGATAATAAAGAGTATTTAGATACTTTAGAACTAGCGCCTTATATAGGTCAGAATTTCACAATTACTGCAATAGGAGACGGAGGCGATGTACCTCGTCCCATGATTGGTATTTGGGGTGCTAGCGATGTAGTGACCTATGAACCGAGTGATCTCACTACTAGGTTTACATTTAATAGTAATATGGGATCAATTATTGAGCAAGACGGTAGGGTGACCCAATGTTTTTCCGGGTATGATTGGACTCAAAACTATACACATGTGATGTCTGTAAAAACCGAAGGAGAAAAAGCCCACAGGACAAGGAGTACTCAAAATCCAAGTTTCACGAACATAAGCATAGGCAGGCAAAGCAATAGATTATATGTAGGTACTTTTACTGAAGCGGTTATGCACCTAGATGAGCTTACAGAGTTAGGATCGGATCAACTATTTTCAACCACAAGGACACAATATGGCTATTGAGAAACTACCATTAAACGGGGACGATTACGCATCATCTATTGCGGACAAGCGTGTATTCGTAAGAAAAGACAACGAGGACTCAGAGGGAAATGATATGCCATTAACCTTCGAGCAAGTAGATAATAACTTTGAGTTATTGCGTGCTAAAATCAACGAGCTAGTCGACAAAGTTAATGAGTTGGACAGTTGATGTAACACGAACTATAATGTAACAGAGATGTTTGAGCTAATAACAATGTTTCTAACTGGTGGTGGGTCTGCTGCATTAGGCTCAGTACTTAAAGGTGTATTCGGAGCAATTAATGACTCCCGCCAGCAGAAATTCGAACTAGAACTAGCAAGGGAGGCACGAGGTAATGAATTTGCACTTAAATTTCAAGAACAACTTAATAATGGTGAAGGTGGTAAGTTTACTCGTGCTACACGCAGGTTGCTCGCACTCATCCTCGTCTCCACGCTCTCAGCCGTCGTCATCCTCTGCACCCTCTTCCCAAGTGCAGAAATCATCACCCTCACCAACCCTAGTGGAGAAGGTTCAACAGAACTCCTCTTTGGGCTCTTCTCTTTTCCAGCTAAGCAAACCCCTATATCATTAACCACGGGACATTTATCGACCTACTTCGTTGTAATTATATGCCCCATGGTTGTCGGATTTTATTACACTCCCGGAGGTAGAAGATAATGACTTGGAAAGAATTTAATGAAACCGTACGGGTCTATTTAATTGTAGATAGTGAAAGAAAAGGTAGGGGCGTACAGGATTACATAGATCAAATGATCTCAGCTTCTGTTATAGACTTACAGAGATATGTGCCTGCACTCAGGAATAACCAGTTTAAATTTTATTCTACATCAAACTTAGTAGAACCCAATCCAGAAGATCTTCATGCAGTAAATGCCGAAGGACTAAATGTAGAAGAAGGAGCCTTCAATACGGCAAAGACTAGAATTAAACAGGTTATCGTAAGAAGAATACCAACAGACGATAATAATCAAGATACATCTAAATACTATAGTCCTAGCGTAATGCCATGGGATTCTAGGTTTGAGCTAATAGATGGCGGAATTACGGATCGTACCACCGGCCGTCCTGGCAGAATAGCATTTGGTCCTGATAAGTTTTGGTCGGCTCCGAAGCTAAGGGAGGATGAGGCATTGTATATATATTTCGAGGGCGAGGCACATTATACTCCCATATTTAGGGCGACTGAAGCTGAGAAAAATACTCCTGTTGTTTTTGATGACATGGTTGCAAAAGCCTCTTCAGATTATGTTAAGGCACACTTAGCGAAAAAAGTAGATAACGACCTAAAGCAATTCCAAGCATACATGCAAATGTACTCAAAGGGTCGGGCTCAAGTTTTCCTAAACGAGAAGGAGTATAAGACATCGTCCGTTAATCAGGTAATTAACTCTGGACTAGGATCGGGAGGATTTATTGTAGGATGAGCATTAGAACAACACTTAAAACTTATTTTTTAACCGGAGCTACTCCAACAGAGGCACAGTTTTCCGACCTTGTAGATAGCGTCTTAGTACTCGAGGAGGACTTAGTAGATAATTTTTCATCTACCTCTACAACCGATGCTCTCACGGCAAATGCTGGTAAGATACTAAATGACTCACTAACTAGCTTAGATGCAAGGGTAGTTATATTAGAAAACGCATCAACAAGTTACCTATCAAATTATTACACTAAAGCAGAGATAGATACCTCGCTAGATAGTATAGGAACTTCTATTGATGGTAAGGTTTCAGTATCAACATTTAACGCTCTTAATACTACAGTATCTGGAATTCAGTCTAGCTTGTCAGGTAAAACTAATGTTGGTCATTCCCATACAATGTCTGACATCACAGATCTTCAGCCTTCGTTAGATGATAAGAGTTCAGTTACATATGTAGATAACACCAAGAGTTACCTAGAAGGATTAATATCAAATATAGGATCAGGTGGATCGAGTTACGATGATACTGCGATTATAGCTAGAATTGCGAATCTTGAAGGTGATGCCTCTAATTACGCTACAATATCTCAAGTTTCATCAAAAGCGGCAGTAAACCACAACCATGTACTAGCTGATATTAGTGATCTGGATATAACTGACTATTATAATAAAGCATCGGTCGACGCTTTATTGGCTAATGTGGAACCTAAGTCACATACTCACATAGAGTCAGATATTACAGACTTAGATAAATATACAAAAGCTCAGACAGACCAAGAAATTTCAGATCATTCATCACAAACAAACAATCCGCATAATGTGACCAAAACACAGGTCGGATTGGATAAGGTTGAGAACCTTACGGTAGCGGAAATATTTAATCATGCAGACACTCCTTTTATACCAACACAAGCAGACTTAGATGCCTTGGATGCATCTGTACATGTGCAGGCAACGAATAACCCCCATCAAGTTACTAAGTCTCAAGTCGGGCTTGGTAGTGTGCCGGATATTGATGTAAATGCACTACTAACTGCACACTTGGCTGCGGACAATCCACATAATATTAGTTCGCAATATCTCGATGTTTACACCAAGGCAGAGACGCAAACAAAGATAGAGGATAACTATGACGCTCACAGATATGCTTTATTACCTACTTCTCCTACTGATGGTGCTGGTGCTATTGGTGATATAGCATATGACGATAAAGGATTATTTTTTAAGTTTGGGCCGACAGACTGGAGGCAAGTAATAGTAAGTAAAAAGTTTAATGATGGGTCTCCAGGTAGTGTCTTTGAGATAGATACACCCAAGCTTGAGGTTAATCATAATAATACGAACCTATTTACGGTAGATGCGACGACTAATAGTACTACTATTAACACAAACAACACCACAATTAATGGTATAAATACTACCATTAATGCTACGGATATTCTAATAAATGGTAATACATTTGATACATTCAATGTAGATAACCTTTTCAAAATTGATAAGACCGAGGGTGTAATTGAACTTAATACCGATCATGTTTCGATTGCAGGAACTTTAAATGTTGGGGGGCAGGTATCTTTAGCATCCGGTTTGACCGTGCATGGAGATGTCTCCCTAGCAAATACGCTTACGGTTTCGGGGCTCTCTACGCTCACGAACCTTAGGGCAACTACTGTTACTGTAGACTCCTTGGACGCGGGTAGTGGGTTAATACAAACTACCGGGACAATCAAGGGTGGTACAATACAGCCAAACAATACTATTAAGGCGCAGAGTGGCGACTTAATCCTTGAAGGTAAGGATGATGATGATGTTCATGTAAACGATGATTTAAAAGTTACGGGCAACACATCAGTAGGAACTGCATCCGCCAATTCCAATCTTACCGTTAATGGTAATTCTACAGTTACAGGAAGCACTACTACGGCTGGGATTAGCTCTAGTTCGGGTGGAACATTTACTGGTGCAGGTGTAACAATAGGTGAATCTTCATCAAAGCAGAACCTAACTGTTAATGGATCAATAACAAGTGAAGGTGTAACTTCTTCAAGTGGCGCAACATTTACAGGAGCGGGAGTTACTATAGGCACATCAAGTGCCAATCAGCCTTTAACTGTTAATGGAACGCTTACCACGGGAGCAATTAATGCAGATAGTCTTAACCCTAATAATACAGTCAAAGCACAAACAGGTGATTTGATACTTGAGGGTAAGACTGGTAATGATGTTAAAGTAAATGATAACCTAAAAGTTGTAGGCAATATAACCGCAACAGATGGCGACTTAACACTTGCAGGAAAAACCGGTAATAAAGTACAAGTAAATGACGAGTTAGATGTTACGGGAGCAACTACTCTCAAAGGTACAACTATAGGAACTACATCTGCTAACTCCAGCTTAACTGTTAATGGTAATACGACAATTACTGGAAATCTTACCATTAATGGCACGTCTACAACTATTGATACCACGCAACTTCTCATTGAGGACAATATGGTTGTTCTTAATAAAAACCAAACTGGAACTCCAGCGACTACACTTGATTCAGGTATTGAGGTTGAGCGTGGAACTGAAACAAATGCTTCAGTTTATTGGGATGAGTCTACTGATAAATGGAAGTGCAATCTTGGTGGAACAGTTAAGACGATAGCATTTGTAGAAGACGCATATTCTAACTAATGGCTAAAAGATATAAAAATATTACGATACATCCCGCCCAAGGTGGTCAATTAGTTGGGTCTGCTTCAGATGATGTTCCTTTATCTCCAGCAAATAACTTCATAACCTCCTCAGCAAACTACACCCAAAAACTTAACTTTAGAAGGGAAACGGATGGGGAGCTTAGAAGAGAAGGATGGGATCTATTTAATCCAACAGGCAATGATGATGCCCTTAACTCTGATTTGCCCATTAGGGGAATTTATCAATTTACCGGAACTACTGGGACGCCAACAATGGTAGCTATTGCAGGCAATACTCTATATAAGTTAAACTCGGGAGATAGAAGGTATGCAATTATTGGGGCATCAGATCTACTGAACCCTAATCCAATAGAAGAGTACGCAACTATAGATGGAGTCGATGCACCCGAGAATTTAGAATACGACCCTGACTACTTCAATAACGATGCCGATGACTTTACTTGGCAACCTGTGTATGCATTCCCTAACCATATGGATGCTAAAGAATCAGATGGTACATACAAAGATCCATTTGAGGGTGGTGCATATAGATGGGAATTCGTAGAGGTAAGGAATCATTTAATAATAAATAACGGAGTAGACCTTCCGGTAGTATTTAAGAGTGAGTGGGACAATGCAGTTCCACTATATGGATTACGAGAGAATGGTATAATATCCGTGGGAACAATAAGTGGATACCAAGATAGGTTATTCTGCGGAGACCTTACCGTAATGACCAACGGATATGAAGATTGGTTTAATTACGCCCAAGACCCTTACGGACCAGTATACCCAGTAGAAGGGCAACCAGATTCAAGTGTATGGTTTGATGGAGTTGTACGCTCTTTCACGATCCAAAGATACCAGTACCGAATAATATATTCCGCAGAGGGCGAACCTAAGTTATTTAATACCGGAATAATAGATGCAGCCACAGGAAGTTTTATAGCAGAAGGTGGAGGACTGCCAGGAGTTATCACTATTAATTCATCGGGTGAATATAACTTCGCACCAAATTACAATAGGTGGGCTAGCCTAGGCGTGGATGTAGACGGCTCTATGCTTATCGGATATGACAAGGGAGACTTTGGTGGAGATGAGCATGTTGGAATTTTTCTCACAAGTCCAGAGGCTGGCGAGAAATTAGTCGATGAGAGTTATATAGCTGAAGACATCAATGCGGCAATAAGTGCATTAGTACGTGCATTCCCTGAGCGAGCATTGCCATATATGGACACGGGTGGTGACTTAATTGACATAGATGGTAACTCATATAGCTCATATGGATTTTCAGCATCTGAGATTATAGGTAAGTTAGTGTCTACCATAACTACATTAAGTGGCATTTTCTTCATAAAACCCTCTGGCTACATGAACGGGGGTAGCTTCAGGCTTGTTAATAAGGACGGTAATAATATCAAACTCTTAGGGGTAAACGGAACACCTTTGGTATCCGGCACTCAGTATAAGTGCGTATTGAGACCCTATGCGGAACAAATAAAAAGACCTGCAGCTCTTCAGGAGTTTGTTCAAGATGGCTCTAGAATACTAAAAATGAAGCCACTAGCAGATAAGCTGGTGGTGTATCGAGATTCTGGTTTTTATTTCATAACCCAAGCGAATTCTAACATAAATCCATTTGCGATCGATCCTAGATACCAAGGTGGGAGGGTTCCTGATTTTAGGCATACTATAATAGATCTTGGTGGCAATCAGCATTTATTCATGGGTAATAGCGGAGTGTATCTTATTAATAGATCATCCGTGGAACCTAAACCCGTGGAAGTATTTGAACTTGGTCCTCCTTTTTGGCATATAGTTCCACCTGAATTATCAGAGTTTGTTTATTCTGTTGATAATCCATTAACTAGAGAAATATTTATTAATTGCCCATTAGGATACAAGGTAGACGATTCTGGTAATTACATTGATGAATTTGGAGAAATAACCTCCAAGCCAGTAATTAACTGGGGTGTAATTGCCTATGATTACATTACGCAAACCTTATCTCAAGTAGATCAGTCCTTTACCGCATGTGCCACTATAAGAAAACCTAAGTACAACAGAGTGGGCCCGGAAGAGTTATGGTTTCTTATGGGAGTACACCAGGCATGGGATACAGATAGTTTGTACATTGGGTCAGACTATAGAGATGATGCTAGATATGGAGGGGTAATATGTCGCTATGGATACGGACCCCCGAAGAGAGGAGAGACATTACCATATAGAATATATAACAGGTTAGGCTTTGGTTATAACTCAAAAATCAAAAGTGGATTGATCGACTTTGGTGATTCATTCTCTGATAAAGAGGTAAGATCATATGTTCTTGAGTTGTCTAGTAAATATGGGGTTACACCGATTAAAGTTAAGATTAGCACAAATACTGCACCTCAAGGAACGGAAGTAGTTGAGACATTAAGTGCGGGAAATAATTATGTTATCCTTAATGATGTAGTAGATTCAAACATGATCCCTCTGTATGTCCGGGCTCCGTATCTGAGAGATCAAATAATAGTAGAACCTCAATATATTCACCAGGGATATGCCGAATATGGATACATTAAGTCCAAAATAAAAGATAAGCAGAATGTGTACTACTGGGACGATAACCTACCAACTGTAGTGGATAATCCCGTAAAGTTAGTTGGTAGAACCTTCGAAGTGTATGGAGTGGACACTAAAGCAACTACACAAACTATTAATCAGGGATAATGCAAACAGTACGTCCATTTCAAAGAACTGCAGAACCATCTTTTCCTGACAATGATGCACTACCCAAGAAGGAAGAGGATGAGAAGAAGTTCGATAAAACTCTCAACGAATGGTACGATGACATGAGGGTAAACCTAGATAGATTACAGGATCAGCTGAAAACATTCTATCAAACAGACATCAACGACAGCCTGGAAACACAAAGACAAACAACCGGGGATACTATTAGCTCAGTCAACAAAACTCTCGTCCGATCTTTACAGCAGGTAAGTAATATATTGCAAGAAGTCAAAGATAATCTATATTCAGAGTAACACGAAATTTAGTATATCATGCCACAGCCGAATAGATATGTAACAGCTCGATTGACCTTCAGGAAAGGTACAACCGCAGAATGGAAGGCAAATGACCCTATTTTGCTACCTGGTGAGCCTTCTGTAGATACGACATTAAATAAATTTAAGATAGGAAACGGCACGGATACGTGGTCTCAACTACCATATATTGAATCACTTGGTGGTGCAGGTGAATGGACAAATGATTTATCTGGATTATATCCCGAGTTTATTACAAACCAAAAGGAAGCAATAGATTATGTAAAGTACCACCATGATCTTCTTGAGGATAATGCCAATGCATACTTTGAGGCAGGTATAAATCAAGACACATTTAGCCAACTATTTGAGCTTAGCGTTGGGGCAAATACTGGGGGAGCAGCATCAATAACCGGGGCTTCAAGAAAGTACAATACTTATAGCGACGGCACTCAGGTCTCAATATCCGCAGTTGCGTTCAATCCTAAGACATTCTCAGGTTGGACTGGCCTGCTAAGTGGTGAAGCGGACACCGCAACAACCACTATTACTATGTCCTCGGCGCGTAATTTAATCGCTAACTTTTCCTAGTAATGCCAAACACATCATCAATTTTATATCAGGTCGGACAAGGCGTTAAGAATAGTATTTCCTCCGCTCTCGGTAAGGATGACTCGTTCTCCGAACCCGTATTTAATTCAGGGGGCGACCTTGCATCATTAACGACATGGACAAATAGCGGGAAGGGGACAAAAGTGGGTAGCAAAACATTTTCATACACAAGCGGTAATCTAACAAGCGTAGTCGAGAAAGACGGCTCTGATGTTACTACGCTTACTAAGACCTTAACTTATGATGGAGATGGTAATCTCTCATCAATTACAAAGGATTACGCATGAGTTTTTCTGAAGCAAGTAACAAGATTACGCAAACGGGAACTGACGCTGATCTTAGTGGGCTGAATGGAATAGCAGGAGTAACTACTACGGTCCGTGCAAATCACACTACTTACACCATTGCATCAACTCATTCCTTGGAGGTCACGGGAACACTAAGCATTGATCCTGCCTATGAGACTTTGCAATTGATGAAGCAAGCGGTCAACTCAGGT